TGGGTTCTATCTGTGAAGAGAACGAATGGGAGTACGAAACCTTTAGGGACTACATATTTTTTGACAAAGAATGTTTCAATATAGAGAACAGGCAAAACCTTAAGAGTGATTTAGAATGCAGAAGGCTTTCAATCAACAAGCTTAATGAGTACGCTTTAAATTACGACGAGTGAAAGACATGGTAGAGAGATCAGTTATAGGCGTGGTAGGATCGGGAGCAGGTCTAGCCCTAGCAGGAACAGACCAAGTGCTATCTGTAGTGGCATCTGCATTTACGGTGGTCTTTATGAGTCTTTCTATTTTAAAAATCTTAAAGGAGATAAGAGACAAGAAATGACATCAGAGTTAGTGGCAATGCTTGGAGGTGGAGTCACGGGATTTGTAATGAAACTTATCTCAGCACAGATGAATATCCAAGCAAATGCTATTGATGCAATGATTAAGAAACAAGGAGTATCAGATGATTCCGCAGATAGAGCAGCAAAAAGAACAGGAGATGGAGGAGCGTGGATTAGACGCTTCATTGCAATCTGTATATTATTCTCAGTTGTATTTGCTCCCTTTGTCATGGCGTTCTTTGATATACCAGTAACCGTTGAGGCGAACAAATTAGGGATATTTAAATTTTTAGGAATAGGAGTAGATAAATGGAAAAACTTAGAGGGGTTCGTATTGTTGCCAGAAGTTCGGCAAGGGATGCTGGCTCTGCTAGGTTTTTATTTTGGAAGTTCACAAGTTAAATAAAAGTATAGAGATGAAGGCTAAAAAGAGAAAATCTACGTGTGGTTGCGGCTGTAAAGGTCGCAAAGGAAAGAAATAGTTATGCCAAAAGACGCTTGCTACAAAAAAGTTAAAGCCCGTTATAAGGTGTTCCCATCTGCGTATGCAAGTGGAGCGATAGCCAAGTGCCGTAAGGTAGGTGCCGCTAACTGGGGTAAGCGTAAGAAGAAGTAATGGCTGTACGGAAGACAAAGGAAGGTGCTGCTCTTAAGCGGTGGTTCAAGGAGAAGTGGGTAGATGTACGCACTGGTAAACCTTGTGGCCGCCGTAAAGGAGAAAAGAGGGGTACACCCTACTGTCGCCCATCTAAGCGTGTAAGCAGCAAGACTCCCGTAACTAAAGGAGAAATGACTGCATCACAGAAACGATCAAGAATAGCCCAGAAGAAAAAACTGGGACAACCAGCAGGTAGACCTAGAAGAGTAAAGGCAGTAAGACGTGGCAAAAATAAATAAAAAAAACATGAAGTGCAATGTCCCTCGCAGACAAGTGTCTGGTGGGAAGAAGTTTGTTGTAAAAGCCTGTCAGGGTGGGAAGGAAAAGATAGTTCGTTTTGGTGACTCTAATATGACTATCAAAAAGAGTAACCCAGCTAGGAAGAAGTCCTATTGTGCTAGGTCAGGTGGAATAAAGGGTAAGAAAAACAAGTTGTCTGCGAACTACTGGAGTCGCAGGGCTTGGAATTGCTAATGGCTAGATACGACAATTACGGTAAGGTAGATGATAAAATTACCGAGGAACTTGACACTGGGTTCGTTGGTTTTAATAATCGTCTGCGTCCAGATCAGTTGAGGCCCGGCACTTTAAGCGTATCTGAAAACGGAAGACTGGACCTGAATGGGGAGTGGCAGACTAGAAAAGCTATGAAGCATTTAGCTTCACCGTTTCAAGCCTCTGTATTGTTCACAGATAACGAAACAGATTCTAAACTAAAACTTTTTGATAACCCTACTACAAACCCTCCAAGCGGAGCATCTGTTGATAGCTCTACCGGAGTTCTTACTATTACCTTTGCTGGGGGGCATGGAATATCCGCTGATTACGACGGCCATGTTTTCTTCTTAAATCAATTTTTAGGTAACGTAGAAATAGACGGTAATTACTTAATAACAAGAATTAGCGATACTGAGATAAGTGTTATTGTTAGTGGATTAACTTCCCTTACATCTATAGTTTCCGCAGAAGTCAGGGGGCTAAGTTTAGACGACAATGCTGCTAACATAATAGAATACGCTTTGGAGTACAGTGATCCCAACAATGGAAGTGAATCTTATATTCTTTGTGTGGGCACTACCTCTTCTGCGGTTGTAAAATGCTCAGATGGATCTATTACTGAAATTGGTTACCCAGTAAACCAAACTGCATCTGGTGCTACCGCAATTCAAGTTTTTAATAAAGTTATTATATTTAGAGACGGTGAGGTGGCAATGGAGTGGGACGGTGATTTGACTGGATCTCCTTCGTTTAATTTGGTTGAAAACGGTGATTACCTCCAGCCTATACACATAGGCACATCTGATGGAACTTTTAAAATAACGGACAGCGTTGCTACAGTTGCAGAAAGCAGCAGTGTTTCTGTTGGAAGTAAAATATTTCTTGTAAGCAAAACTGAAGGAAGTCAAACATCTGGACTTGCTAGCGAATTTGAGTACACCGTAAAGGATGTGTATTACTCTAATGGAGTAAAAGATATTGATACAGCAGAATCTACTTCAGGTACTGGAGACTATTCCTCACTGTTCAAAGTGACAATAACTACAGATGTTGCTCATGATCTTAAAATAGCAGAACCGGTTTCTATTTCTGGATTTACAAGTTCTGAAGCTGCAATAAATGGGAAAAGAGTCGTGCAAGATGTTTTGTCATCAACATCTTTTGTCATTTACACGGACAGTAACCCCAATGCTTCTGGGTCATACACAGGAGTAACCGTTGGAGTTGCTGATGGATTTACTTTTGTTATACCAGAGGAAGGTCGAGAAAAAGACTCTGACGGAAATGTAATCCATGTCACTGACGGAGAAAGTCTACTTGCTACTCCAATCTTAAGTGAAGTACCTTCTCAAGGTAGCGGATTTTTTCATATGCCCGCTCCTCCGTTTGGGGAATATCATCAAAGAAGGCTTGTTGTCCCATATAGGTACAGCATGAGCGAGGATGCAACTGGAACTACAATAGAAAACCGAGGAATTCAGGATGAAGCTATATTTTCTCAAACCTTGGACACGGACACTTACGATTATCTTTATGGTCAATTCCGATTTAATGCAGGAACATCTGACTACATAGTAGGATTCCATTCATTTTCGGATGACAAACTGGTGGTCTTTAACCGTAATAGCGTACACGTTGTAAGTAACAGCGTTGACATTTCAGAATCTAAGAACACTTTAATAACAAACGAAGTAGGTTGCATAGCTAGAAGAAGCGTAGTACAAGTAGCTAACAATTTAATATTTTTATCTGATAATGGAGTTTACGGAGTTGATTTTCAGGACTTATACAATCTGAGGGGTAGAGATATTCCAATATCTGAACCCATAGATGGTACGATACAGAAGATAAACAAGAATTACGCACATAAATCAGTTGGTGTTTATTTCAACAACAGGTATTACTTAGCTGCTCCTTTTGGTTCTTATGAGTACAATAATAAAGTTATTATATATAATTTTATTAACAAGAACTGGGAGTCTATAGACTCTGTATCTGATGAGGAATGGGCGTTTTCAAACTTAGTAGTTGCTGGTAGAGGAGAAAACAGAGGAGTGTACGCTGTGAACTCAAACGGAGGTGTTCATAGAATAGAGGCTTCAGATTCAGCGGTAGATCAATATGTCCCATCTGTAGGACAACCAACTACTACCGCCCCCATAAACGGTTTAGCAACCACTAGAATGTACACCGCTAGGTCTATAGACAGGAAGAAGTGGAACAATTTTGAAATAAACGTACAATCCTCCTCTCAGGATTCAGATGCAAACCTTTCGGCTATAACGGAAAACATAGACAGCACTGCTGTTGATCCTGTTACTGGAAACTTAATTGATTCATCCATTGACCTAGGATCACTTTCTGCATTAGCTGGAAAGACGGGAGGCAATATATTATCCGCTAATGAAGACTATTCTATACGCGGAAGAATAGGAAACCCAAGAGCGTACGGACTTCAATTATCACTAGAAACAACAACAGGAAGACCTAAGCTACGGTCAGTAAAGGTAGCAGGTGCAAAAACATTTAGAAATTTAGAAACGGCAGAATAATGGCTATACTAACTACAGGAAACTCTTACTCGGACGGCAATCAGATTACATCCTCTAATCTGAATGCTGTTGTGAACTCAGCTACTTTTTCGGACCCAGTTGATACGGCAAGTGGTCTTAATTTAACAGCCGACAGTCCCCCAAAGATAGCAATTAACACTTCTTTGTCTAATAAAATTTTAACGGGAGGATCGTTAAACAACTGTCCCATAGGTGCCGTTACCGCTAGCACTGGAGCGTTTACTACCCTTTCAGCATCTGGAGATATTTCGGTAACTGGGACTGTTAAACAGTCCGGAAATGAAGGCAATCTTATTATCCAAGGAGGAGATACTGCTGGTGCAAATATTGAATTATACGGATCAAATCATACTACTGAAAGTATCCGTAACAATGCTTATTATGATGCAGGTGTTCATGTATTTCGGCCAGTTGATGGTTCGTCTTCAAGTGTTGTAATTAACTCAGACGGTGAAGTAGGCATTGGGGCTACGTCGCCATCAAATACTCTTCATGTTGAAAACACTACTTCGTCTGGGGCGTACATTAATTACGATGGGCAGTCCAATACTGAGTTTGGATTAAGAATTGAGTCTAATGCCGCTGGTGGCAATTTTGAGTCAGATTTTGGAGCTGGTGGCACAGCCCTGTTGGACTTATACGCCAACTCTGCTTCTGTTACGGGTGGAGATATTTTAGTTGCTCGCACTCAATCCGCTACACCAGTAATGCTGGTTAAAGGAAATGGAAACGTAGGCATTGGAACTGCATCTCCATCTGAGGAATTAGAAGTTAGTGCTACTGGCGTAGGTCTTTTAGTACGCAACAGTGATGCAAACCAAGAAGCAGGAATTGCTACAGTTAGAGGCCAAAGA